TTTTAAAAGATCATGCTGACGCAGTACTCGAAGGAAAATCTGACGAGTATGTATCTGCACGCTTCGACCACATCGTTGAGAAAACAAAATCAACTGACAAGAAGCTTGCTGATCTCGGCAAAAAGACAGTGGCTAATGATGACAATCAAAAGACACTCAGTGTTGAGGAAGCTCGCAAAAGACAAGTCGAGCGTACCTTGAACGGTTGGAAGCAAGAGCTTTCGAAATAACAACAAACGCAAGTTTGAAAGGGGAACAAAAAAATGTCTCAAACTGCATACTCGATCAATATGGCCGAAGGTAAAGTCGGCGCACTAGCTGACGCTGGCGACAACGACATCATGAGCTACATTGCTCCAGCAGCACATCCATTCGGAACTCTAGCAGTTCGCAATGGAACTGAAGGTCAATGTAAACTTCCAGCTTTAGCAGCTGACATCACAACCAAAGAAAACGTACTTGGTTTGGTATTGGCTCAACAAGCTATGGAAAGCACATCGGCAGCAAGCCCACAACACCCCGCTGGAAGCGTAGTACCAGTATTACGCAAAGGCCGCGCATATGTAAAAGTTGACGAAGCTGTTGCTGAAGGTTCAGCAGTATTCGTTCGCTTCGCAGCAGGCGGAGAAGGACCAGGCTTCTTTGGTGACACAGCAGGAGCAGGCCCAGACCGCGCAGCTCTTGACGGTGCTCGCTATGTAAAAGGTGCCGCTGCTGGTGCATTGGCTATCGTTGAAGTCAACTTCCCAGCCTAATTAGAAAGATAGGAGAAAAATAAATGAGCAAGAAACACGACATGTTAGACTCTGAAGAGTCAATTTTTTTCGCAAAGCAATTGGAATCAGTAAAAGCAAAAACCTATGACATTCAGTACGCTGAATTAAAAGGTCGTTTGGTAGTTCCAGTATCGATGGATGCTGGTCCTGGCGCTGAAAGCATCAAGTATGAGCAATTCGATTCTGTTGGCGTTGCTAAATTACTAGCAAGCTATGCAGATGATCTTCCTCGTGCAGACGTAAAAGGCAAAGAGTTCATCAGCCCTGTTAAGGGAATGGGCGCTTCTTTCGGTTACTCGGTACAAGAAGTTCGCGCTGCTCGTATGGCTGGCAAGCCTTTGGAACAACGTCGCGCTAACGCTGCAAAGCGTGCGATCCTCCAAAAAGAGAACGACATCATCATGTTCGGCGACTCTGCAACTGGCCTAAAAGGCTTACTAAACCATGCTTCTGTTCCATTGGTAACTCTACCAGCGGACGGAACTGGCGCAAGCATCCTTTGGTCAACAAAGACTCCTGACTTGATCCTTCGCGATCTTAACTTGTTATGCAACACGATCGTGTCTGCAACTAAGGGAGTTGAGCAACCAGACAGCCTATTGTTGCCTGTAACTGCTTATACTTTCTTAGCTTCGACACCTCGCAGCTCGACTTCCGACACAACCATTCTCGAGTACTTCAAACTCAACAACCCGTTCGTAAAGAACGTTGGCTGGTTGAACGAACTTGAGACTGCTGGTGCTGGTGGTTTACGCCGCATGGTAGCTTACAAGAAAGACTCTGATAAATTGACTGCCGAGATCCCACAAGATTTCGAACAGTTCCCAGAACAAGAGCGTGGACTTGAGTATGTAGTGCCATGTCACAGCCGCGTTGGCGGAGTGATCTTGTACTACCCAATGTCAGTAGCTTACGCTGACGCGTTCTAAAAGAGTCTCGTAGCCTAGAGGAACCGTTTGATGAGCGGCTCCCTCAAAGGATGAGAACTCAAAGCAATGAGACTACGGCCACGACTGTAAGCTAAATACTTGCGGTCGTGGTCTTAGATGTCGTAGCTTTAAATTAAGGAGCCAAAAATTATGATCGTAAAAACAAACTTTGAAACAATTTGGAACATCGGACACAAGTCGGGCATGGTTCTTCTTATGCCAGGCGTCAATCACATTACTGAAGAGCAATGGCTAGCAGTAAAAGACAACCCACAAGTCATTCACTATTTAGGCGAAGGCGTGCTTGAGGTTGTTACCGAGTCGGTATCTGAAGGCGAGCCAGTCGTTGACGTTGACGCAGTTCAAGAGTTCAAGGTCATGAATCATAAGAAGGCAGAAAAGCTTGTAAAAGATATGTACGACCGAGACTTGCTTAAGAAGCTTATCGAAGCTGAAACTCGCCAAGGTTTAAAGGCAAAGTTAAAAGCGCAGCTCGATTTAATTACGCCAAAGGCAGCATCACAAAAACACAACACAGAGGTGACGGTTGGTTGACGCAGACTTTCTAAGACAAATTGCGCCGGAGTTGGGGGACGTATCGACTGAGAGGCTAGACTTCTTCATCGATATCGCAAAACTCCGTAATGACCTAACCGTATGGGGCCAGAAGTATGACTACGCAGTCGCGCTAGATGCTTGTCATGAGCTCACTCTGGCGTCGCGTGGCGGGTACTCTGGTCCCATCACTCAAGCTAAGGTCGGCGAGATCTCTGCTGGTTATGGCACGTTTCAAGGTGGTACGTTTCAAAATCCATACGAGACTACATCTTACGGCATTATGTACTTGAACTTGAGGAAGACGATACTCATCACTCCGATCATCGTTTGAGGTGAGAAGTGGCAAAGTCTAAAGTGATCGACAAAGACCTTGGTTACAAAAAGATTTTGAGAAATATCTCAAAGTTGAATTCAAACCCATACGTCAAAGTCGGTTGGCTTGAGACCGCTGGCACTCACAAAGGTAGCTCGATGACAGTCGCTCAGATCGCAAGCATCCATGAGTTCGGTGCGCCGTCTGCCGGTATTCCTGAGCGCGCTCCTATCCGTAAGACGATTGACTCAAAAAAAGCAGAGATACAAAATAAACAAGAGCAGCTTCTAGACAAGGTTCTGCTCGGTAAGATCGATACCGACAAAGGGCTAGCTCTCTTAGGCCAATTCACAAAGTCAGAGATTCAGTCAACAATTAGAGCTGGCCTTACTCCTCCATGGGCAGAGTCTACGCTTGCCGCGAGAGTCGCAAGGTCTGGCGGTATTGTAGCGATCACCCCACTTATAGACTCAGGTCAGACACTACGCTCGGTTGACTACGAGGTCGTGATTCAGTCCGGCGGTGATCAAGGTATGGGAAAGGTTGAGGTCACAGAATGATAGGCTCAGCACAGTTGATAAGAATGTTCGGAAAGCCATGCACGATACTCCGTCAGTGTAAAGAAGGTACGTACATAAACGGCAGATGGACACCAACCGAAGCAGAAAAAGAGATCCAGATCATAGCGTCTATTCAACCGATGGATGGAAAGACTTTGCAAATGCTTCCAGAAGGTGAGCGCACGGCAGAGATGCGAAAGCTATTTACCACTACAAAGCTTCTAACGGTTCAGGAAGTCGGTCAGAAAAACGCTGACACAATTCTAGTTGACGGTTGCTGCTGGGAAGTTCAACGCGTAGAGCAATGGGATCCTTTGCTCGGCCATTACAAAGCGATCATATCGCGAATGAATAGGCAGGAGTGAGACAATGAAGTTTGCAGAAATACAAGACGCTATCTACAATTGGTTCGTAAGTACAACTGAAGTGAAAGCGGTATGGGCAGAGCAAGAGGGACCACGTTTAGAACGCCCTTACGCGATGCTTAAGCTTATAACTGGGCCTGTCAAAACGAACGGTATGGATCAATTGTCATACCTATCGGGAGACAAGTTTGAGTTAAGAGGCGACAGGACAGTCACGTGTTCAATCAACGTGATGGGTTCCGGTGCTCATGATATTGCCGCGCTCGCTCGTGATTCTTTAGACGATCCGACTATTGTAGATCAGCTATCTGAAAAAGGATTGGCTGTCTGGGATGAAGGAGACGTGAGAGACTTGACTCAGAAACTTGAGACTCACTGGGAGACAAGAGCACAGCTTGACGTAGTGTTTGCATTCGCATCAAGCTATGAGACCAATACAGGATGGATTGAAAAAGTTGAGCTCGAAGGTGACTACGGTGACGTCGAGACAAATACAGTGGTTAACCAATAGTTAGCGAAAGGAAACACAATGCCTAACTTGAATCAGATCGTCGATATTCAGATCACTCGCGAGACAAGAGGCATCTCGCAAGTGGGCTTCGGTACCCCAATGGTACTAGGCCAACACACACGCTTCCCAGAACGCGCACGAATTTACACAGAGATTGACGGAGTCGCAGCAGACTTTCAAACCTCTGACGCTGAATACAAAGCAGCAGTGGCGATATTCTCTCAAGAACTTCGTCCTGAGCAAATTGTTATCGGTCGTAGAACAGCAAAGGTTGCTCAAGTTAGAACAGTGTCGATTGCTCTAGTTGCAAACGCATTCAACTACCAAGTAACAGTAAATGGAGTTACTTTCCAATTCACTTCAGACGCAGATGCAACCGGTGCAGAAATTCAAGCAGGACTTGTCGCTGCTGTGAACGCTGGAGCTGAACCTGTAACTGCTTCTCCTGGTGTTGGAACAACCGTGGTTTTGACCGCTGACGTTGCTGGTACAGCATTTACTTCAGCTGTTGGAACGAACTTAACCATCGCTGATACGACTGCAAACAACGGCATTGTCGAAGACTTAGAAGCTGTTCGCGCTCTAAACGACGACTGGTACATGCTATGCCTAACCTCTCGTTTAGAAGACGACATTATGAACGCAGCGGCTTACATCGAAGCATTGCGTAAGATGTTCATCGCTTGCGTTGAAGACACAGCTGTCAGAGACAACACTGCTGGCAACGTATTAGAGAAATTAGAAGCTAAAGGTTACGACCGCACAGCAATGTTCTGGTCTGACGATCAAGAGAACTATCCTGAAGCTGCATGGATGGGCCGTGTTCTTCCTCTCGATCCAGGCTCGGAAACTTGGAAGTTCAAACGCTTACAAGGCATCGTAGCCAGCGTTTTGACTGCTACTCAAGCTTCAAACATCTTGACCAAAAAAGGCAACACATACGAAGAATTTGCAAGCGCACCGATCACCCGAGAAGGTACGGTTGTGTCAGGCGAATACATCGACGTAATGCGTTTTGTTGACTGGTTGGAAGCTCGTATGCAAGAAGACATTTTTCAAGTATTGATCAATGTTCCAAAAATTCCATACACAGACGGCGGAGTAAGCGTGATCGAGTCTCTCGTTCGCAAACGCCTATTGATCGGTGTACGAGTTGGCGGTCTAGCTCAAGATCCTGAGTTTACTGTTACCGTTCCAAAGGTCGCTTCAATTCCAGCAAATACCAAAGCACAACGATTGCTTCCTGACGTGAAGTTCGTTGCTACATTGGCAGGCGCTATTCACAAGATTCAGATCCGCGGTCGCGTGGTTCTCTAAACGAAAGGACGATAGACAATGGCAAAAACATATAACCCAAAACAGGTAGCCACTATCTGCGGCGGATTCCAGATGCAAGGATTCTCCGACGGTTCGATGGTTTCGATCGAGTTCAACGAAGACCAGTTCTCTCTTCAAATGGGAACAGACGGAGAAGGAACACGCTCGAAGTCTAATAACTACTCGGCGCGCGTAACTATCTCACTCATGCAGACTTCTGATTCGAACCAAGTCCTTCAAGGATTCTGGAACTCAGATCGTTTGAGTGACTCTGGTATTTTCCCATTCTTATTAAAAGACAACTCAGGTCGCACGATCTACGCAGCAGAACAAATGTGGGTTGCAAAACAACCTTCTGCTGAATTCGGTCGCGAAGCTGGTGCTCGTGAATGGGTACTTGAGACCGATAACATGGTTCCGTTTGAAGGCGGAAACCTATAACCATCTCTAACGCTTAGGAGCCAAGCAAATGAGAGACGTTCAAAAAATAGTAGTAGACGAGATCGAGTACTCGGTGACGTACTTCTCAGGGACAAAATCCTTGGGAGTACTCACCGATCTACTCAAGCTAGCAGGAGAGCCAATCGCACAACTCTTATCAGGAGAAGGATCGGTACTCGATCTAGACCTTGGAAAAGTTCTACCGTTGGCTATGAGAGCACTGACTCAAAACATGAATAGAGCAACAACAATTGAACTAGTAAAAGAAGTTCTAAGCTCATGTTCGAAAGGTGCATCACCTCTTAGCGAGACGTTTGATCTCACGTTTGCTGGTCGTCCTGGTCATATGATCAACGTGCTAGCTGCTGTGTTGAAAGTTCAATACGGTGATTTAAAAAACGTAAAAGGGCTCATCGGCGTGCTTCGTCCAATGGGACCTCAAGAGTAACGATACCGAAGCATATACCATGGCTCGCGTGGCGAGTGTGGTCGTCAGGTAAGGCGTCACTTCAAGAGCTTGAAACTCACTGGAGCTTGTACGACCTGCTAGACGCAAATGACGTTCTAGATGTTTTGCTAGAACTTGAGAGAGAAGCAAACGAAAGGGCTAGCCGATGATCGTTCGCGAGATCATTACAAAGTTGGGTTTTGAAACAGATAGCTCAGAACTTAAAAAGTATGAGGCTAGCGTTGCTTCGGCCAAAGCTCAAATGAAAGCTCTTAGCGTCGTAGTTGGCGGAGCAGTAGGAACTCTATTCGGTATTGCAAAGACTACAGCAAACCATGGAGAAGAAGCTGACAAGCTTTCTCAACGTCTAGGCGTATCCGCTGAGCGATATCAGGAACTAGCACACGCCGCGAACATGAGCGACGTTGCTACTGAGTCGTTCACAATGTCGATGCAGGTTTTAAACCGCACGATATTTGCTGCGAGACAAGGATCAAACGAAGCATCAACTGGCTTTCAATTACTTGGTGGAGACGTTCTTAAACTCGCTAAGTCTGGAGCTAGTACTGACTCTGTACTACTTGCGATATCTGATCGATTCAAAAACATAAAAGATCCGATCAAAAAAGCAGCACTAGCTCAGCAACTATTCGGTAGAGCAGGCGCTCAAATGGTTCCGATGCTTAACAAGGGATCGGAAGGATTTAAAGAAGCGTTTGCTCAGGCGCGCGCGTATGGCCTAGTATTAGATCAAGAGACTATCGACGCATCGAACAGATTCAACGATGGACTAAAACTTTTAAAAGGTCAGGTCATCGGGCTTAAAAACGCAATTGGTTCAGGGCTCGTCAAAACAATGGCACCTCTTATCGAGGAGCTAATTGCCTTCATTGACGCCAATCGCGATCTGATCAAGCAGAATCTATCAAGCTTTATTGAGGGCTTGGTTGATATCGTATCTGCTGCCGCATCTGTTTTGAAAAAGGTTCTGAATCTAGTCGTAGCTCTCGTAAAACCAATGGGCGGACTTGGTACAGCAATTAAGTACGTAGTCGCTGGATTCGCTGCGTTCAAAGCATTACAGCTCGCAACGTCTTTAGGAATGATCGTTCAGTCTTTAGGCAAAGCAGTAACAGCGTGGCGTCTATTTGGTACCGCTGGACTACTGGCACAAGCTCAGGTGATTGCGATACCTCTATTGATCGGCGCTGCGATACTGGCTCTAGGACTTCTTATCGAGGACATCATAGGGTTTTTCAACGGCAAGGATTCTCTTGTCGGAGCCGCAATTGAGTCACTAAAGAAGAACTTCCCAGAAGCTTTCGACACAATTAAATCAGCGTTAGAGTCAGCTATCACTTGGTTTAAATCATTCTTTGACGAAGTTATGGTCGGTGTTGACTGGATGGTTTCAGCGTTCAAAGCGTTAGGGCAGATCATTAGTGCAATAGGAGGCGGAATTGGATCGGCGATGTCTGCTATTGGCGGTCTTACTGGCGGTCTATTCGGTGGCGATGCCACTAATGTTCCAGGTTCTGGAGCAGCTTCTCAACGCACCCTTAATAACTCAATGAACGCGCCGATCACGATCAATATGGGCGAAGGTACGCAGTTTGGACAAGCTGAAAAAGTAGGATCAAGCGTGTACTCGTCTCTCGATGAGCTGCTTCGCGATAGTTCGAAAAACCTTTCAACACAGGTGGCATACTAAATGGCACTTATCAGCATCTTACCAGGCAAGTTCTTAGGCGGAAGGAAAGGCGTTGAGATATCAGGGTTTCCATTAGATGCAACCGTTCAAGAAGTTCACACTCTAGAAGCTGACGTTACAGAGAACGCTGTCGAAGAAGGCGCTCCTGTAAATGATCACATGGACATTAAGGCACGCCAGATCGTTATCGAAGGAATTGTAAGTGATACGCCTTTAAATTTTGGTGCAACATTGCAAGGTGCTGGAACGATTGCAGGACAGGTTATCGGCAAAAAGATTGGTGCTACCTTAGGTCAGCAAGTAGGCGCTGTTGCTGGCGGAGCTCTTGTAGGTCTGCTTTTAAATAGGTCGGGAAGCCCAACAAAAAATGCTTACGATCATTTTAAACGGTTACAGGAAGCGCGAGTTACGTTTGATGTAGTCTCTGGAATTCAGGTCTATACTAATATGGTCTTGACCTCTCTGACAATTACTCGCGACACATCAACTGGTAAGAGCCTAAGATTCTCAGCTACCTGTAAGCAAGTTCGGATCGTAAGGAATAAAGAAGTTGAAGTTCCAAACTCTGTCGCATCTGTAAACGCTGCAACGAAAGCTGAGCTTGGAAAAAAAGCGCAAGCTGCTGTGACTCAAGACAATAGAACGCTAGCAAAAACTGGCTTTGATAAGATCGCCGGTTTATTTGGAAAGGCAAACTAATGGCCTTCACAATACAACTCAACTCTACGTTTGAAGACTTCGGATTTTTCATTGATATCGACGAGAGAGTGTATCGCATGGACTTTCGCTGGAACACTCGCATTGAGCGATGGACTTGCTCTATAGCAACAGAGCTTAGAGAAGAGATCGTTGGAATGCTTCCCGTGTTCGCTGATTGGGCTCCGTTCTCAAGATACCGAGACGATAGACTACCAAGTGGTGAGCTCATTTTCATAGACACATCTGGAAAAGGACTTGATCCAGCTAAGGAAGACCTAGGCAATAGAGTAAGCCTTGTCTATTTGACTGCGGAGGATTTAGGAAGGTGAGCACTAGACTCTGGGGCAGATTCGCAATCCTAAGCATCCTTGTCCCAGGCGGCAAAGGTAAGGTCATTCAAAGCTTCTATACGAATACAGAAACGAAGCTTATTACTGACGGCCTACGGTTTACGTTCGAGTGTGAAAAAACAAGCGAATCGACACCAAATAAGGCTCTTGTTTCGATCTACAATATTGCTCCAGATACCAAGGCTCTTTTAAAAGAGAAGGGTTGCCTTGTTACTCTATCCGCTGGTTACGGTAACATTTTCACAGAAGACACAGCGACAGCTCAGCTACTATTCAAGGGATCGGTTCTAGAGTCTGACACTGTAAAACAAAGTACGGACTACGTGACTAGAATTAAGATCGGTGACGGCTCTGTCGAGTATCAAAACGCTACGATCAATCAAAGCTTCGCAGAGGGAGCTAGTGGACAAGGCGTGATGTCACAAATCGTCTCTGCAATGGGACTAGGTAGCGGCGAGCAACAAGGTGTAGATGGCATTTCGTTTCCTGGCTCTCTTGTTTTGTCTGGAAACGCCAGAGACGCAATGGACGACGTTACAGATAAGAATGATCTTGAGTGGTCGATACAAGATGGCAATGTACAGGTCTTGCCTGAGAACTCGGCAAACTCTTTAGACGCGATCAAGCTATCGTCTGATACCGGACTAATTGGAAGCCCACAAAAAAAGGGAATCAACTCAGCGAAAAAAGGGCCGACATCCGGCATTCAGTTTGTATCGCTGCTACAACCAGGGCTTACGCCAGGACGTAGAGTTGTAATTGAAAGCCGAGATGTTAACGGAGTGTTTGTCGTAAGGAAGGTCAAACACAACGGAGACACGAAGTCTGGGCCGTGGCAATCTGAGTGCGAGGGTATTCAGATATGACAAGACAGAGAGCAGAGACGCCAACACTTACCGACGTAATTAAAAGCGCAATTGAAGGAAGACTAGCAGACGTTCACACGATGCTACCTGGAGAGATCGTTTCGTTTGACGTATCGACCGGCAAAGCAACCGTCAAAATTTTGACAAAGCGAAAGCTTGAGTCTGGTACCGTTGTCGAGATTCCGCCGATTCAAGGCGTGCCGATAATTTTCTCTCGCACAGAGAAGGCTATTATCTACGTTCCGATCACAGCGGGAGATAAGTGCATGCTCTTATTTTCTGAGCGCTCGCTTGATGGCTGGAAGAACTCGGGCTCTTCTTACGATCCACAAGATAAGAGAAAGCATCACTTATCTGACGTGGTTGCGATCCCTGGAATGTACTCATTTGCTGACTCACCTATTCCAACCGTACTCGATTCAACAAGCATACTAATTGAGAATGACAAGACTAGGATCAGGCTTAAGCCAGACGGAAAAGTAAAGATATCGAACAAGCTTACTCAAGTTGAGCTGGTCAAAACAGTGAACGACACACTCGTGACGCTCATAGCCGAGCCGTTTATTTTAAATAAACAGGTGCTCTCTCAACTTCAAACATTGTTACTCACGATGTTAGACTTGGAGCCATAATGGCATTAGACAAAGACAGACTAGGGGATGCAATTGCAGATCGTGTGTTAAGCTTCGCCGGTATAGCGCCTGGCGCTCCAGATGAGGCGCAGCTTCGCCAATTGTGGAAGGCTATAGCCGAGGAGATCATAGACGAGATCAAGCTACACGCGGACATTGTGCTAGGCACCGGAGATGTTCAGGTATTGCCAGGTACGTTTGCAGAAAATTTGCCAGTGCCTAACACGCCAATTACAGGGCAGGGCGTCAACAATGCTGTCGTATTGGAGCAAAAAATTACATGAGCGATCTATCTTTAGACACGGTTAGCGGTGACCTAATAATTATGAACGGCGATCTTGTGTTGAACTCTGGCATCGAGGCAGTTCGTCAGAGATTGCAAACAAGACTTTCGTTTTTTTTAGGCGAGTGGTTCCTAGACGTAGATCTAGGATTGCCGTACTATGATGAAGTATTGAAAAAAAATCCTGATCCTGTCGTCCTTGACGGCCTGTTTAAAAGTACAATACTTGGAACAGACGGCGTCATAGGGATAGACGAGTTTGATATGTCGATGGACACAGTTGCAAGACAACTGAAGCTTACGTTCAAGGCTCGAACGACAGAAGGTAATATTAATTTTGATGAGACGCTAGGAGTGTAAATGGCCGGACTCACATCAACTGGGTTTCAGAGAAAAACACTAGCAGAGATCAAGAGCGAGATTGAAGAAACGCTCAGATCAACACTAGGTCGCGGTATCAATTTAAATCCTCCAAGCGTATTTGCAACACTCGTAGGATCGCTGTCAGAGCAGTTCTCGCAAGTTTGGGAATTGTCGGAAGCGATCTACTATTCGCAATATCCAGACACAGCAACAGGCGTTTCTCTAGACAACGTCGTAGCTCTTATCGGTCTAACAAGACTTGAGGCCACAAAATCGGTATCACAAAAACAGTTGTTCTTTGGAACGATTGGGACAGTAATACCAGCAGGAACGCTCGTCTCGGTAGCTGGAAACCCACAGGGTATTTTTGAACTCGATACTGCTGTTACGTTGGTAGCCGGAGCAGACGAAGTTCAACGCGTTGACTTCTCCGCTGTGCCTACCTCTGGAAGCTTCGCTCTAAAGTACTTTGATCAAGAGACGACTCTACTTGGTTTTGGTTCTACCGCATCAAACGTACAGGTAGCTTTACAGGCATTGACTGGGCTCACCGATGTTACGGTAGCAGGATCTTTTGCTGCTGGTTTTACTGTTACGTTTGGCGGCTTAGACGGAAAGCAAAACCAACCAACGCTACTAGTTACACAGAACACTCTTTTAAACGGTATCGCTACTATTACGACAAGCGTCGTTATTTTGACGGAAGGCGTACCACAAGGTCAGGGTATCATGGTCTCTCAAGCTACTGGGGTTTTGAATGCTCCACGCGGCTCTTTGACTGAGATCGGAACTCTGGTAGCTGGTCTAAATAGGACTTTGAACGAAGAAGACGTTGTAAGCGGTAGAGCGATCGAGACTGACAACGAGCTTAGAATTCGCCGAGGCAATAGCTTACAGGTAGCCGGAGCTGGTACGGTTGACGCTATTCGTTCTCGTCTATCTGCAATCGAAGGTGTTACAGCAGCGCTTGTTTTTGAGAACACGCTTCTAGTAACAGACATCGATGGAAGACCTGCAAAATCATTCGAAGCTGTAGTCGAAGGCGGAGCTGCAATCGACATCACTCAGACCGTATGGGACACTAAGCCAGCGGGCATTCAAACCTTTGGCAATACGTCAGGACTTGCAACCGATACGCTAGGCGAAAGTCACACGGTATACTGGTCACGTCCTACGGTTGTTGACATCTACCTAGACGTTACGATCACTGCAAACTATCTATTCCCAGTAGACGGAGCTACTCAAGTTGAGAACGCTTTGATCGCTGCTATCAACGCTCTTTTAATTGGGGAAGACGTCATCGTCATACCGAAATTGACATGCGCAATAGGATCAATACCTGGAATCTTAGGCGCTGTAATTAAGATTGGAACTGCTCCAGCTCCTACTCTATCGAACAATATTACTATCGCAGCTCAAGAGATCGCACGCACTGACTCAACTAAAGTGAGCGTGACTATCGTATGAGCATGACACCGATCACAACGCATGTTCAGGATGCAATTAAAAGGCTTCTCCAGCAGTACAAAGAGAAGACAAAAATCGAGGGCTTGCTATCATCTCTTGCTTCTGAAACTCAAAATATTGAGACCATGCTTTTTGATCTGCTCGAAGACAGATCGATCAACACGGCTATCGGAGTTCAACTAGACCTACTCGGTACGATTGTAGGAATAGAGCGCCAGGGATTGAATGACGAAGACTACCGAGCGCGCCTTAAAATCAAGGTGGTTCAAAACGTCTCAAGCGGTGAGCCGGATCGATTGATCTCTGTCTATTCGTTTCTAATTACGGCAACACAAGTTCAGTATCAAGAGCACTATCCTGCTGGATGCGCTCTAATGGGACGCGGCGTAATACCGCCAGGACAAGAGACTTTACTTTATAAAGAGATACAGAAAATATCTCCTGCGGGCGTTCGCGTTGACTATATTGGCACCTACGATGCTGACGAAAGTTTTGCCATGGCGGCAAGTATTGACTCAACTGCCGATGGTTTTGGTGACCTAACGGACGTACTTGCAGGCGGTAAGTTTGGCGAGCAGAGTATCCCAAGTGATATTAAATTTGCATTTGATGGCGATAGACCGGACTTCTTTGGTTTCGGTGATCTTCGCGATCCATATTGTGGTGGAATGTTTGAATGAAAAAATACGAAGGAATATTAGATCCAAACAAGCCAGACAAAATGGGTGAAGTAGAGCGCAGGGCATATATTCGATATCGTCAATTAAAGCGAAGATGCGAACAAAAAACGCACATTTGTTTTAAAAATTATGGCCTAAAAGGCATTAAAGTAATTATCTCACCAAGAGAGTTTATTGG